TAGCATTAATTAGTTGCCACCATAAATCTCTAGCGTTGACAACCTTTACAGCTTCTTTAGATTTAGGGTCAACCAATCTATACTCTGCATCTTCTTCTACAGCTTTTAGAAATTCTTTAGTAACATTTACAGCGTTGTGTAAGTTTAAACATTTACGATTGATATCTCCACCGGATTCTTTTCTCATGTTGATAAACTCTTCGATCTCAGGATGAGAAATATCCATGTAAGCTGCATAGCTACCTCGTCTTGTTACACCTTGATTGAAGGCTAACATCTGAGAATCTACGACATGCATAAAGGGGATTGAACCAGTAGACTTACTACCGTGAGTAGTAGATACACCGTTAGACCTAACGTCTCCCCAATATCCACCAATACCTCCACCTGAACTTGCCAACCATATGTTCTCATCATAATGAGCTGATAAACCGATACGACTGTCAGGAACATAATTAAGGAAGCAGCTAATAGGAAGCCCACGACTTGTTCCCCCGTTACTAAGTATAGGAGTGCTAAACATGAACCAACACTTGGAACTGTATTCATAAAGTCGTTGAGCAAGTTCAAAATCTGTATGACCTTTGTAGGTTGCTCCGAAGACTGAGGCTCTTGCGAATGCTTCTTGGGCATGGGTTTCTTCTCCTGTAAAATATCTATCTCTTAATGTATCAAGACTAAACTTATCTAGTCTTTTCTCGTTATCATAATTAATCTTTATCCCTAAGTATTCCTTTGGTCCTACTTTGTCTTCAACCATTACGTGTTCTCCGTGTCGTGTACGTTAAGCATTATTATACCATAGTGTAGTATCTTTAGCAAGTCTTTTCTGTTCTTACCTTCTTTATTACCATACCTCTTTGCATACTTCATTATATTGCCCAAGCAAAAGCCCTCACCATGACCTGAATCAATGATAACATCGGTTGCTTGGTACTTATCACTTGCATAATGTTGACCATAAGTATTATTAATATACTTTGCAAGTTCTTGTAATAATTTTTCTTCATTAAATTTATAATTAATTTTTGCCACTCTTCCATTCCTCCGGTAATGTTTCTTCACTAAACCATCTAAAACCATTTGTCTCAGCCCATTCAGCATGAGTTCTTTTTGTGCCATCTTTTCTAACCTTTGCTCCCGGCATAGCCGAGTAAGGTTTTTGAAAAAAGAATACTAACTCATACTCTTCAACTTTTTCTTTGAATGTTTCTCGTATCCAAATATATTTACTGTACTCAGCATGATCCCAAAATCTACCTTTGGCTTCAAGTAAAATAGTTTTACCATCTATAACTCTTACAAAGTCAGGCTCATACTTATGTGGTATGACATATGGTATGACATCATGGTGATGTTTCCAATCACCTAAGAGGTCTTGATGAATGTCATACTCCCATAAACTGTCATACCCTTTTGGTACTCCAATCTTTTTTGGTCTTGGTTTTCTTGGTACTCTCTTAGGCATTTAAATCCTGCAATGTAACATTAGGATTTCTTTTTACCTGTTTGTAAAACCAACGTAAGCTATATGCACTCAATAAAAATTTATTGTTTGCAAAGATGTGAGTTTGTTCAGGAAGAAAATCTTTTAGATTATTTTTATTAATCTTAGATGTATCTTCTCCATCCGGAACCATTGTGCGTAACCACTCTATCAATAGTTCCTCTGCTCTACGTCTTAATTTTTTACTTCTGCTTCCACTCATTTGTAACCTCTATAACTTTTGGTGGGTTAGGTGTTTTAGTAAGATACCTTAACCCATTAGAATATTTAAATACTCGTAACCCTTGTCCTTCGTTAGAATCTTTATGACATTCAAACTTGTGTCTGCAATACATACACTCACGAGGGAGTTTCATGTTACCTGATTTACCATCAGCTTCAGGACTATAACATAACTCCGGTGGATTAGCTAACTTAATAGCTTTCTTAACTGCTGTAATCTTTTTCTTAATGTTTGGTTTATCAAAATCATCAGGTCTAAACAAAGCTAACTCACCTGACTCTTTGTTCATAGCAAGAAAGCCACCTTTGTTTGTACCCTCTGCTGCTTCGTAACCGGCAAGTTGTGCCATGTAACCAAACGTATCTTGTTCTGCAAGTGTTCCGTCTTTAAACTTCTTGAATGCAAAACCTGAAGCAGTTTTAATATCGACAACTTCACCATCAATCACACAATCCATGTGACCTTTGATTCCACTGACTGTTATTTCTTTTTGTTCGTTTGTAACTTTATGTCCTGATAGTTTTATCAGAAACAAAAGAATCTCCTCAAGCAAATGCCCGTAGAGAAACTTAATAAAAACATGAGGTGGGATAGACTCTGATTGTGTATCCTCTGTTCTCATATCAAACCACAATTGACGTGGCTTCCTACCTATGTTAGACATACGTAGCGTAGCGTTACCACGTGGTTTAGGATGTGACCAATCATAGAGAATCTGTTTCATAGACTCTCCAAACTGTTCAATAGTGTCTTCGTCTAGATCAATGTGCTGACCTTCTGATAGGACACTAATCTTATTATATATGTCAGACACCAATGTGTCAAGAGTTTTCTTTTTATTTGTCATGTTTTATGCTTTACAAATCTTAATTTTCTAGTATCGGGATTAAAACTTAGAATCTGTACACCTAAAGCTACTTGTTTTTTTGTTCTAGCTTTCTTAGGTTTCTTTCTTTGAATCGCTTCATCCCATGTATCACACTTAACATCAATTAAAAGTGTGTTACCTTTTTTGTCCATAGCTATCATATCTACCGGACCATTACCACCTGAGTTTTGAAATACTTCATAACCGTTATCCCATAACCAAGTGACAGCATAGTATTCCGCTAAATCACCTTTTCTTGTTGAACTAAAATTAGTGCGTTTCACTCCAATCTCTCCCTATCTTAAACTCTCCGTCTAGCGGACATCTAAGATTAAAATGATTACCGGCATCAATAATGCTTTGTACTGCAAGAGTACCAACCTTATTGGCTCTGCATTCTGCTACCTCTATCTGCCATTCATCATGGATGTTGGCAACAAATTTAAAAGGTGTCATACTTAACTCTAAACGATTGGCAAGTATAGATAATCCTTTCTTCATAACAATTGAACCAGCACCTTGTAGTAGTGTGTTCAATGCTGCATGATTGTTTCTTATGTATAGCTTTCTACCATCTAATCCTTTGAGATATTTTTTGTTTGCTGCTCTTTGAACTCTATCTCTAAGAGATTTAAATGAAGGCTTATTATCGAAGAAATGTTCTCTAGCTCTTTTTCCATCTGACGTATTTCCTCCAACCACTTTGCCAAGCTTTTCATCTCCTGCTCCGTACATGAGTGCATAGATGAATGTTTTTGCCTGATTTCTTGATTCAAGTTTTGCAGCTCTTTGATTAGCTGTGTGTATATCTCCATCGAGTATCTCCTTTATAAAATCTTTATCATCCATATAGTGTGCTAACATTCTGATCTCAAGACCACTAGCATCAACACCAAGAAGGACATTGCCTTCATCAACAGTCCAACAAGCTCTGCATTCCTTACCATATGGACTACTAACTGAAGGTACTTGAGCCATGTTAGGCTTTCTGTGTGTCATTCTACCGGTAATTGTACCGTTAGGAATAACAAAACCATGTACACGACCATCCTCTTGTACTGCCTCTACCCAAGAATCAACTTGAGCAATACGCTTTTGTAATAATAAAAAATCAGCAATAAGTTTTGCTTCATGGATATGAGTAATCTCTGATAATGTTTTCTCATCGACAATCGGCTGACCTGTAGGTGTAAATCTTTCAGGCTTCCAACCAAAGTCAATTAGATATTCGCCAATTTGTTTACGACTACCAAGATTAAACTCTTGTAATGTTTGTCGCATGAATGGTGAGTAGTCTTCAGTATCTAAACATCTTTGATACTCATCATCAGTAAGACCACGCTTAGATAGATTACCGTCTTTCTTGATGTAAGGTGTAACCTGTTTAGTGTCAACCCACTTAGGTTTGAATGTGGTATGTACTTCATCTTCAATCTTTTGCATTCTCTCTCTGAGTTCTGCAAGAAGTATCTGTGCTGAATGCATATCAAACTTAAATCCATTAAGTTCTTGTCCCTTGATAATCTTTGCAACATCTTGCTCAAGATCAATAGATTCTTTTGAGAATCCTTTTGACTCCTTACGAAGTTCACTAAGTACAAGAGTATTTAATTGTACATCACGAACACAATAGTCTAACATTTCTGTTGAATAGTTTTGATAATCACTGAACTCAATCTTAGGATAACCTAACTTGTATCCCCAAGACTCAAGTGCATGACCACCATCACGTGTTGGATTAAACAATCTAGATAATACAAGAGTATCAATAACTTCTTTGTCAGATAGATCAACATCACTGAACTTATGCACCATAGGAATGTCAAACCCTATGATGTTATGTCCAATCAGTCTATCTGCTGTAGTTAGAAACTGATAGCCTTCTTCTAGTTTGTTTGGTGGAAACTTAAATATCTCTCCGGACTCAGGATTCTGTGCAACTATGCAATGTACCTTTGTCGCTTTGACATCATCGGTTTCTATATCAAATACTAAATCCATTAAAACTTCTCATCTAAAAGATCATTACTTTCAAAGTCTGAGTTATCAACCTCATGTAGTCTACCTGTTTCGCCATCATACATGACACTACAAGCAAGACCTACATCGCCTGTATACCTAGACTTCAATACTCTCATCTTAGTTGTTCTAGCTTCATCAGGATCATCGGATTGTTGATTACGTTCCAATGCAATGACACAATCAGATAACTGAGCAATACTATTTGAACCACGAAGATGTGAAAGACTTACCTCGACTCCGTTCTCGTGTCCTTTGTTACCATCTATACGTCTTAGATGAGACACAAGAATAAGACCTGCACCGGTCTCTTCAACAATGCTTCTTAGCCTTGTCATAATAGCATCAATAGCACGTCTCTCATCACCTTCGTACATCGCACTTACTAACATGTGTAAGTGATCGACTACTACCCATTTACAATCGCAACCGATTATCATAAATCTTAGCTTAGTAAATATATCATCAATGTCATTAGTGCCAAAGTGAGCATGAACCCAAACTCTGTTCTTGTTATCTCCATCATAAAGAACATCGAAGAATTTATCCAACTCTTCTTTTGAGTATCGTTCTCTAACCTGATCAATGTATAATCTTGCATTAGCTTCGATTGAAAGTACACCATCAATGGTTCTCCTCCAATCTTCCTCTAGTGCAATGATACCTACATTGTCTTTGGTCTGTTTGATAAGCCAATGCTCTAGCTCTCTAGTCACACTAGACTTACCAAGTCCTGTACCTCCTGTTAAAGTTACAAGCTCACCTTGACGTAAACCATAAAGCTTTTTGTTCAATCCTTCATAAGGATAGGGAACACTTTCTTTCTTCTCTCTGTTGTGAAACTTATCTCTCTGCTCAGACACATTGATAACTCCTGATGGAGTATAAGTCTTAGCTGACCACCATGCTTCTGT